TGGATATCGATCTCAGCGACGATTACGACGCTTCTGGGCTGGCTAACACCTCTTGGTGCATTGTTGCCTATTATATGGTATAGCATTCGAATATACGAAACTGAAACTTTTCAGCAGATTTTAGGCCGTAAGAAGGATATTACCAATGACAACGACGACTAATCTTGCGCTTAACGAGCCAGCATATAACAGCACGTCGCCCACGTGGGATCAGCCGCTCAATTATAACTCCACCATTCTTGATCAGATTTTTGGCAATACGACCGGTGTTTCAGTAAGCACTAGTTCAACGCCAACATATACCAATATTGCAGCCCCAAGTGCTGTCGCGGCGGGTTCTACGTCGCAAGCCATGCGTTTCAATCTGACCGGAACATTGGCCGCTAACCAGACCGTTCTATTGCCTCAAAGCGTGGCAGGTATGTGGGTTGTTACCAATAGTACGTCTGGCGCGTATACCGTCCTATTGGGATCAAATAACGGCAGTAATGCAGCCGCTGGAACTACTGTATCTTGCCCACAGGGTTATAGCATTCTTGTCTATTGCGACGGGACAAACGTAAAAAAGGCGGATGATGGATTAATTTCGTCAGTTTTAGCCGTTTCAAGCGGTGGTACGGGCGCTTCAACGCTTACGGCCAACAATGTTATTCTTGGTAACGGAACCAGTGCAGTCCAATTTGTGGCCCCCGGCACAAGCGGCAACGTACTTACATCTAACGGGACTACATGGACGTCCTCATCCTTGGCATCCGGTGGAACATTAATCCGCGCCCCGCAAGTCCTTACCAATACGGGCGGTGGAACTTACACAACTCCGGCTGGCTGTAATCACATTCTTATTGAAATGATTGGCGGTGGCGGTGGCGGTGGCGGTGTTGCGGGGTCGACTGGCGGAACAAGTTATGGCGGTGGAGGTGGCGGTTCACTCTTTGCTGTTAAATACGCTACAGTCGCCCCATCTACAGGATATACTTACGCTGTTGGTGCTGCGGGATCAGGTGGAAATGGCGGCTCTTACAATGGTGGTGCAGGTGGAACGTCGTCCATAACAATTTCTGGGACAACATATTCTGTTTCTGGCGGTGGCGGCGGTCTTTACAGTGGAAGCGGGGCTGGAACTAACGGGTCAACCGGAACCGCTACGAATATGGATTATTCAATTACCCCAATAATTCCTGCTGGTGGTTCTGGGTACGGTGGCTGCGTAGATACTCCTTATGGAATTACTATGGGGGGAGGATACTCAAACCCTTTTTATCAACAAATCCGTGGTGGATATAATGGTTTTGGTTGGGGTGCTGGCGGGTCAGGCGCTTATAACAACGCTTATAGTGGTGCGCCAACTGAACCCGGCGGCAATGGTTACCAAGGCATGATTCGCATTTGGGAATACACGTAATGCAATTTACTTGGACATTCCCTCAGTTTATAGTGACGCCAGTATATGATGGTTTAGCCAATGTGGTTACGGCTATTAATTGGGTATGCACTGGAACTGATGGAACTATCTCGTCATCAGCATCTGGTACTGCAAAGTTAAGTACGCCTAGCCCAGCAGAATTTGTTCCATATGCTGACATCACCCAAGAAATGGCTTATAAGTGGGTGGCGGATTGCATTAGTATGCCAGCCGTAGAAATGGGGATATCGGCGCAAATAGCGCAGTTATCTCACCCTGTATCACAACCGCAATCGCCACCTTTCTAAGAGGATAAAATGGAAAACCTTGAACTTGATCTTAAATTAACTGTCGCTCATGTTAATGCAATTTTAAAGCATCTGGCTAACGGCGTTTACGCTGAAGTTGCGGATGTTATTGCAGCACTTCATGGGCAAGCTAAGCCACAAGTAGAATTAGCAGCGTCCACTGCCGCACCAGAAGCTCCAGCCGAAACTCTAGCTGGCGCTCCTACGGAATAATATGGACCCGTTTACCCTCATAGCTGGGGCTACTGCTATTTATAATAGCATTAAGTCAGCGGTTGATGCGGGTAATGATGTTATGGACACGGCTGAGAAGGTCGGAACCCTTTTTGGCCGTGTTGCTCAAGTTGTTCAGATTGCGTCATCTCCTCGAAAAAAGAAGATGTTTCAATCTCAGGCTGACTTTGAAGCTGAAGCCGTAAAGATGTACGCGGTAAAAGCCAAGGCGCAACAGATGGCGCTTGATGTTAAGAATATGTTTGTTGGCCAGTATGGTAGGGCTGCATGGGAAAGCATCCAACGTCAGGTCATTGAGATGAGAAAAGAAGCAGCAAGAGAAGCGGCGCTGGCGATGAAGCAACAGGAAGAAAACAGGCAAGACATAATTGTGATCGGTAGCATTGTTGGCGTTTTGTTGCTTGGAATTGCAGCTATTGGTGTTTTCCTTATGATTACGGTGAAATAACATGGACTTTCTCAAAACTTTTGGCCCACTGATTGGTCAGGTCGCCCCAACCATAGCCAGTGCTTTAGGCGGACCACTAGCTGGAATGGCTGTTAAGGCTGTATCTAGTGCCTTGTTTGGTCATCAAGATGCATCTGAAGATGAGATCATGGCTGCAATGGGTACAGCCACTCCAGATCAACTAACGGCACTCAAGAAGATTGACGCTGACTTCAAAGTTCAAATGAAGTCACTTGATATTGACCTTGAAAAGATTGCGGCTAGTGACCGTAATAGCGCCCGTAACATGCAGATTCAGACGCATGATTGGACGCCCCGTGTCATCGCTATTGTGGTTATCCTAGCTTGGGTTTTTATCCAGTGGCATCTATTTAATAGTGTCATTCCCGATACCATGCGTGAACTTATTGCCCGTGTATTGGGAACGCTAGATGCCTCATTGACACTAGTATTGTCGTATTATTTTGGTTCATCACATCAGCATACACCGGCTCCAAAGGCATAACTAATGAATATCAATTTAAAATTTGAATGTTCTGCGGTTGAATGCTTAAAACCCGCTTTATGCAAAGGTTTATGCAATGCGCACTACCTAAGAATGCGCAAAGGTTTAAACATGGATTCGCCAGTTAGAATTCAAGGCAAAAACAGAAAATGTAAAATTGAAGATTGTGGTAAGAAACATTATGGTAATGGTTATTGTGTTAACCATTGGAGAACTTGGAATAGGCAAAATATTAAGTTAAAGTTAATAGAAATGATGGGCGGTAAATGCACGGTATGCAAAAACACTTACCATCATGCGGCTTTTGATTTTCACCATTTAGACCCTTCAAAGAAAAAATTTAGTATTACTGATAAAATACAAAATTTATCTTTTGAAGAACTGATTAAGGAAACAAAAAAATGTATTTTACTTTGTGTAAATTGCCACAGGATTGAACACGCAAGAGAATTGATATGATTGGAAATTTTGAGCGGTGCCTAGCATTAGTTTTAAAAAATGAAGGCGGTTACACGGATAACTCAAAAGACCCCGGCGGTGCGACCAACTTAGGATGCACTAAAGCAGTTTGGGAACAGTATGTTGGACATGCGGTAACAAAGAGCGACATTATGGCTTTGACGCCAAATGATGTCATGCCGCTGTACAAAGATAAATATTGGGATACGGTAAAGGGTGACGATCTACCTATGGGCGTGGATTATGCCGTATTTGATTTTGCCATTAATTCGGGGCCGTCCCGCGCAGCGAAAGCCCTTCAAACGGTTCTCAATGTTAATGCGGACGGACAAATCGGGCCAGCCACACTTAGTGCTCTTGAAACGTCAAACCCTCGCGATGTTGCAACGAGAGTTTGCGAAGCCCGTTTAGCCTTCTTACAATCTCTATCAAACTATGCTAACTTTGGAAAAGGTTGGTCGCGCCGCGTTTCTGAGGTTGAAACAGCGGCATTTAACATGGTTGGATAGTCATGGATTACAATACATACGTCCAGCAGATTGCTACGATGGCTGTGGTTCCTACCACTGATCCAAATTATCAGATCATTCTGCCTCAAATGATTTCATATGCTGAATTGCGTATGCAACGTGACCTTGATTTTCTTTCCACCCAGATTAGCACGACGGCTTACTCGCTGACAGCTAATAGCGGTACGTTTACAATTCCACAGACACAGTTTGTAACGACTGAGACGATGGAAGTTATCACTGGATCGGGTGTATCTTCCCCGTTGCTGCCTGTGACAAAAGAATACATTCAAAATGTCTACGGTGGCGGTTCAACTGCTGGATTGCCACAGTTTTACGCTGAATACGGCGGTGATGCGGCAACGACTGGCTTCACATCTCAGATCATGACGATTGGCCCAATTCCAGATTTGGCTTATCAAGTTCGATTGACTGGCACAGTTCGTTCGGCTCCATTGTCGGCCACGAATACGCAGACATATATCTCTACTAATTTGCCAGATATGATGATTATGGCTTCCATGATCTATATTTCTGCATATCAGCGCAACTTTGGCCGTATGTCAGATGATCCGCAGATGGCTCAAAGTTATGAGAGCCAGTATCAAGTTCTTCTTAGGTCTGCTCTGTCTGAAGAAAATCGTAAAAAATATCAAGATGCAGCTTGGACTTCTTATTCTCAATCTCCTGTTGCTACCCCATCAAGGTAAAAAAATGGAAACAAAAATTTGCAATATTTGCAAAGAGATGAAATCATTGAACGATTTTTCATTAAATCGCTCAAGGAAAGATGGTCACCATTACAATTGCAAAAAATGTGATTTGAAAAAAGCAAAAGATTGGTATCAATTAAACAAGGATACTGCAAAAACAAGATCAAAAATATATAGAGACAAAAACAAAGAAACTCATTTAGAAAGAGACAAAGATAGATATTATCTCAATAGAGAAAATGAATTACAAAAAAGAAAACTGCATTATAATAAAAACAAGGATGTTATTATTAAAAAATCTAATGATTGGATTAGTGTCAATAGAGTAAAGCATAACTCATATATGAGAAATCATTATGAAAACAATAAGCCTTATTATAAAGTTCGTTCGGCGACACGTCGTGCTTTAAAAATCAATGCTACTCCATTTTGGTTGTCTGCAATTCAATTAGCGCAAATTCAAGAGATATATGATATAGCTACAGCACGTTCTGTCCAAACCGGGGTAATTCACCATGTGGATCATATCCACCCATTACATGGCGATGGATTTAATGGTTTGCATGTACCATGGAATTTGCAAGTGATTACAAAATTTGAAAATCTTAGCAAGGGATGTAATGTTCCAATCCAAGATAACCATCTTTTTTGGAAGGCATCCTAATGCCCCATAACACGATTAAGCTTAAGCCGGGCGTCGAGACCAACACCACGTTGGCGCTCAACGAGGCTGCTTATTCGTCTTCGGCCCTGATCCGGTTTCTTCCAGAGCGCAACGGCTACGGTCTGGCGCAAAAGCTTGGCGGCTGGGTGTCGTATTACAATTCTGCCCTGTCATCTAAAATTCGCGCCCTAAAAGGCTGGGCCGATCTTAACGCCACCAATCATTTAGGCATCGGCGGCGAATCACAGCTCGATGTCCTGACGGGCAATAACCTCGTTGACATCACTCCCCAGATAACGGTCACGAATTCAGCCCCGAATTTTTCAACGACATCTGGGTCAAACACTGTCACCGTTACAGACGCGGGGATTACCTCGTCAGTTCTGGACTTTGTAAACTATGTCACGCCCGTATCTGTCGGCGGACTGATTCTCACCGGCCCCTATGCAATTTACACGGCAAGCGGCACCACATACACGATTAACGCCTCCGCTCTGGCGACGGCAACCGTAACCAGTGGTGGCCTGTCCTACGCGTTCTCGACGACGAGCGGATCGTCGATCATTTCCACGACATTCAACAATCACGGCTATAATGTTGGCGACAGTTTTTATGTCGGCGTTGCGACAGCTTTAGGCGGTTTGACGCTATCTGGCCTGTACACAGTTCTAACCGTGCCAACGACAAACACATTCACATTCTCCGCCGCAAATACGGCCACATCGACGGCTGGCCCCGTTTCAATCAATTCCGGCAACATCCTGTCCACATTTTATGTGGCCCTTGGCCCACAGCCTACCGGCAGCGGCTTCGGCGTCGGCGGTTTCGGCACTGGCGGCTTCGGTGTCGGAACGACCCAGCCTTCGGTGCCCGGAACGCCTATCACAGCTACCGATTGGACGCTTGACAACTTCGGCCAAGACCTAATCGCGTGTCCAGCAGGTGGCGCTGTCTATTACTGGCAGCCCGGCGGCCAGTTGCAAAATGCGCAAATCGTCGGCGGCAATGGCCCACTGGTAAACAGCGGCATCTTCGTCGCCATGCCAGAGCGCCAGATTGTAGCTTATGGGTCGTCATTTACCTTGTCACCCGACCCCCTCCTTATCCGCTGGTCAGACATCGACGACTTCACCCAGTGGAATGCCACGCCCACCAATCAGGCTGGTTCATATCGCATTCCTACTGGTTCTAAGATTGTCGCCGCCGTTCAGGGTCCGCAGCAGGGCTTGATCTGGACCGATCTTGATTTGTGGGCAATGCAGTATATTGGTGCGCCATTCGTCTATGGGTTCAACAAAATTGGCTCAAACTGCGGCGCGATTTCCCGCCACTGCACCGGCCAGCTCAACGGCGCAATTTTCTGGATGAGCCAGAAGCAGTTTTTTATGTCGATGGGTTCGGGGCCGCAAAGCATTCCCTGCCCTATTTGGGACGTCGTCTTCCAAAACATCAACACCTCGTACCTTTACAAGGTTGCCTGCGGCGTTAACTCGCAGTTTAACGAAGTGACTTGGTACTATCCATCGGCGAGTTCGACGGAGAATGATTCCTATGTTAAGTACAATACGGTTCTCCAGCAGTGGGACTATGGCTCTCTTGGTCGTACTGCTTGGATTGATCAATCTGTGCTTGGGCCTCCTATTGGTGCTGGTTCCGATAATTACCTATATCAGCACGAAATAGGAAACGACGCGGCCAGCGGTACATCGACCACGGCCATGCTGTCTTCGTTCCAGACCGGCTTCTTCCAGCTCAACGAAGCCGATGATCTGATCTTCATCGACCAAATTTGGCCGGACATGAAGTGGGGTACATACAGCGGTTCGCAGAATGCCACGGTGCAGATTACATTCTACGTGACCAACTACCCCGGCGACGCGGTGACGGCCTATGGCCCCTACAACATGACACAGGCAACGGAGTACATCTCCGTCCGCATTCGCGCCCGTCTGATGTCCATCGCTGTGTCTTCTAGCGACGTGGGCACCTTCTGGCGTCTGGGTGCTATCAGGTATCGGTTCCAACCGGATGGGAAATTCTAATGGCGTCACCAGACGACTTTCTGACTGCTCAAAAGAACGGCGTTCAAGGCATCAACGCTCTGAATCACACGACGCAAAATCTCGCCGGTACTATCAACACCTACGAGATAAGCGCCGCGACGTACTTTGCCACGCCGATTGGCTGGGTTGCTAAGGTCAGCGTTATCGTGGCCGGGACAACCACCGGCACCATCTATGACGCCAACTCGGTTGCCACGGCGGTTACCGGTGTTCGATTGGCCGTCATTCCCAATACCGTCGGCATCTACACCATCAATATGCCTGTCAATAAAGGCATCGTCATCACCCCCGGTTCCGGCATGATCGTCGCCGTCTCCTATAGTTGAGGTTGCTATGCCGCTATCGAAGGGCA